GCCGTAGAAGAAATTGAATTTGATCACAGTCATATTTCAGGTGGTATCTCAAAGATCAACACAGCAGACAATGTGTTTGGTATCTTTACAAGTCGCGCCATGAAAGAGCGCGGCAAGTATCAGATACAGTGTATGAAGTCAAGAAGCTCGACCGGCGTTGGTCAAAAAATTGATCTGGAGTACAACATTGAAACAATGCGCATTACTGACGAAGGCGGAGAAGATGGAGACACATATTCAAAGAAACCCTCAGCGTCGATCATGGATTCGATCAAAGCCCGCAGTCAAGTTAGCCAGTCTACTGAAAGTTCAAACACCCCACCATGGGAAAGCCCGACCCCTGGTTTAGATACAGCCAAAGTGTCGGGCGATGTGCAAAGTGCCAAGCTCAAACAACTGCTGGGCAAGATCAAAACTGGTTAAGCTACTGTGGTCACAGCGGTCCAAGTTGTTGAACCATTGGTGTTGACATACATGCGATCGTTTGTGGTGGTGCCATCACTGCGCAAATACAATGATCCTTTGGCAGCACTCAATGTAGGCGCACCTGAACCAAAGAAAATACCAAAGTTAGCAGTGCTGGAGAATTTGTAACCAGCACCTGTTGTGCCACCCGTAGGAATAGCAGTGCCTGACAATACCACAGCATTGCCCACAGCAGACAACACAGCACTGGATAATATGTTACCGCCAGTAATGTTGCCAGTTGCGGTTATCAATCCTGCCGTTGAAACATTACCACCAATTACATTGCCTGTGGCTGAGGTCAGTCCAGCAGTGTTGATATTGCCACCAGTGATGTTGCCTGTGACTGACACTGTGGTGCCTGTGTGTGTGGTAGCGTTGACGTTGGCCGCACCAGTGATATTACCACCAGTGATATTGCCCGTAGCTGAAATCAAACCTGCTGTGCGCAAGTTACCGCCTTGCACGTTGCCAGTAGCACTGACAATACCAGCATTGACATTGCCGCCAATTACGTTGCCTGTGACTGATACTAGGCCAGCAGTGTTGATGTTGCCACCCACAACGTTACCGGTGGCAGTTACAGAGCTCACAGAAATGTCGGTTAACGTGACATTGCCAAAGATATCTCCAGTCACATACAAGTTGCCACCAATGCCTACACCACCTGCCACAGTTAACGCACCTGTAACAGCACTGGTAGTTGCAGTAGTATCAGCAATGGTCACACTGTTGGTATAGTAGCTCAATGGACGATTGTAATCAAACAAGGTGATTATTGTGCCTTGATCGTATGTAAGGAAACCAAATTCGTATGTGCCAGCGGCTGCAAATGTAATAACATTGCCGCTGTAACCTTGTATACCTGTAGTGCCCAAGCTGACGTTTGCTGGTAAAGTCAGTGTGCGTCCTGGAGTATCCACAGTGATAATTAGTCGCACAATGCCCACACTGCCAGCTGCTGGCCAAGTGGCAGTGGTAAAGCTAATGCTGATGTTGCCGCCCATCACGATGGTTTGCACATGTCCAGCACTGCAATCCACAGTGATTGCTCCTGTGGTGTTGGCAATCTGCACTAGTGTGCCTGAAAATCCTTGGATTTTGGCATTGTAGATCAGGTTATTGGCCATGTTGTTGTCCAGGGTGGTTCCTGTTAACGCGGCTTTAAACACACCTTTTGATTGCAGATCATCTATTTCAGTTTCTGCAAATTGAAAATTTGTCTTGATTGCTGTGAAGTTATCGCGCATGCCCTGTGTGTTATTGGGCACGCCGGCAATAGGGTAATTGCCATCTATGGTAGCGGGGTTGATCTGGCTGGTCATACTGTTTCCTTGTATTAGATATTTATTGCAACAGCATTTCCACTAAATAATCCAAAGGCCCGTGAATAAATGCAAAAGAAGACACGTAGCATCTTAGAAGAGCTAGATAACTTGTACGTAGAGCGTGATCGCCGATTGGTGATTGAAACTCGCGCCAGCAACATTATCGAATCAGCTATTAGATTGCTAGAACAAATAGAAGCTGAATATCCAGCTGACCAAGCTGAAAATCTGCAACGCAAATTGCTCAATGCTATCCGTCACAGAGACACAGGCAAATTTGAACGTTCAGTAAGGAGAACTCATGCAGATCTTTGAAATCACACAGCCTCTAAAGCGCACTCTCAAAGAGCTTGATTTCGGCCAACCACCACCCAAGAAAAACTACGGCACTAATGTGGGCCCAGGTGTGCAACCGCAATACACTGCTACGCCCAGAATGAAAAGCACTGCACAATCGGGAGCCGCACCAAGATTACCCGCACCAAGCACCAGTTTGGCAACAGCGGCTGCACCTGCTCCCGAACTGCAAACAATAGATGCACCTGCGCAGTTGCCTGGACCAAAGCCTAACACAACAAAACAACTTGGCACAAATTATGATCCCAATGTGATTGACGTTGATGCCAAGGTTAAACCAGCACCAGCCGCACAGGCAGCATTGCCAGCACCAGCTGTGCCAGCTCAGCCAACAGCGGCAGCACCTGCGGCGGCTCCAGCACCAGTAACTGAACCGGCGGCAGCACCAGCACCAGAAACTGAACCCGCAGCAGCACCAACAGCAGATCCTAACAAAATTAAACAAACACCTAACAAAGCAGAAAAAGTCGACATTGGTGGTTCAATAGTACGAGCCATGAGAAGATACAATGCCAATCAAGCCGGATTGGGGTGGTTGAATCCAGACGAACGTAACAATCCAAACAACGTACAAGCAGACAAAGAAGGCAAGATTACAATAAATGGCAAACCATACAATGCCAATGATCCGGCTCATGTAAAGGCCTACAAAGAGTATCTAGATCTTGCAGCCGGTAATGCACCGGCACAAGCACCACCTGCTCCTCCAGCAGCACCACCTGCTCCTCCAGCAGCACCACCTGCTCCTCCAGCTGGCACACCTGAGGCAGAACCTTCTGGCGTAGAACAGGCGCTGATAAAGTTGGGGTTTTCTCCTCAACAGGCTGCAATAACAGCTAAAAAAGTGCCACCGGGGATGTCTGAACAAGATGCTATAAAATTAGCACTCTCGGGTAGACTCAGAGAATCCTTGACCTGGAGTCGAGGATTTGATCCAGGCCGAATATTATACAACAAAATGAAATCACAACGATGAAAAGTCTACGCACACTACTAGAAGGCGGCAATGTATTCAAGGATGCAGAAGGTCAGTCACTCACAGGTCGCATCAATCAAAGCGATGTGCCTGCTACTGTGGCCTGGATTGAGCAGCTCACAGGACTAGAATTTCCCCGGGACCGTTGGTTGGGTAGCACAGGCAAAGCACCCACGTCAGGCGACATGGATTTGGCAGTGGATACCAGCGAAATCTCCAAGGACCAGTTGGCAGCCCGACTCATGCAGTGGATCGTGAGTCACAAACTGCCGCCTGCTGAATGGATCAAAAAAGGTGGCGAAGTTCACTTGCGCACACCCATACAAGGACGTCCTGAACTGGGTTATGTGCAAACAGACTTTATGTTCTTTCCCAATCTAGACTGGGGCACATTCTACTACAATCAAGGCGCGGGATCAGCCTACAAAGGCATGAATCGTGCGGTGTTGATGTCAAGCATTGCCAAGCATTATGGACTTACCCTGGGCAGCAATGGTGTGATCAGCAGGGCCAACAAGCAACTGATCACCATGGATCCCGACGAGGCAGCTCGAATGATTCTTGGTCCAAAGGCCACAAGAGCCAACCTCAGCACAGTGGAAACTATATTTGCTGCCATGGCCCGAGACAAAGATCGAGAAGTCAAAATCAAAGACTTCCGTGAGTACCTGACCCGAGAAGGTTTGCCGCAGCCTGATGAAGTAAAAGAAGATGCAGACACACACTTCTTGGCAAGACTTCGTGATAGAATTGTAAACCAGGGCATGCAACCCTTGGTAGAACGTAGCAGTGCCAATCCATACACCATTTACGAAGCAGCCGCAGTGGGCGTGGGTGGCAGAGCCAAGGGTATTGAACACCTGGAAGACTATGTGTTTAGAGAAGGCACAGCAGGTGTAAACAAAGCCTTGGCTATTGTGGCTGCTTTTAACAAAGATTCCAAAACAGCAAGTGTAAAGTGGGACGGCAAACCTGCTGTGGTATTTGGCCGCAAGCCCGAAACTGGTGAATTTGTGCTCACAGATGATTCAGGATTTGGTGCGGTAGGCTACGATGGCCTGTTTACCAGCACCCAAGCCATTGCCAACAATCTCTCACAACGCGATGCCAATGCTGCTGCCAAAGGCAATCTAGCCAATCGAGTGCAAACACTGCTGCCTACCTATCAAACAGTTTGGCCTTTGTTGGAAGCAGCCACTCCTGAAAACTTTAGAGGCTACGTCAAAGGCGACTTGATGTACTGGGGCCGAACTGATCAACCTTTGCCAGCGACAGAACAAGAAATTGAGCCAGGTGTGGTTTATCAGTCTGCTGGACTGTTGGTATTCAGACCCAACACTGTGGCCTACAGAATTCCTGCAGACAGCACACTGGGACAGCAAATTCTCAACAGTGATGTTGGCGTGGCAATACACACCATGTACGAAGATGCAGGGGCAGAAAAACAACCGTTGAAAGGCGTGAAATTCAATGAGGTACCTGGGTTGTTTTTGATTCTGCCCATATACGCCAAGCCCGTGGCAAAAGAAAACCCTTATGTGGCCATGATCAAACAAGTGTTGCAAGCACAAGGATCTGCTATCAATGTGTTGTTTAATCCTGCTGAACTACGTGCAATGAAAATAACTGATTTTGCCAAACTGGCAGTGGATTACATCAACCGACGTGTTGATCCCAACGACCAAGCCTACACAGGAAATTTCAGCGACCTGGTTCCGGGATTTGAGTCGTGGCTACAAAGAACACAAACTGCGCAAAAATACAGCAATATACAACAGTATCTTGACAGCCCTACTTCCAACAGGGTTGCATTACAAGCAGCCTTTGTGTTGTTTGAACTGCTGCACGATCTCAAACTAGACCTACTGGGCAAGTTAGACCAACAAGTGCCCGGCAACGAAGGTTGGGTGTTTGCTACCCCTGCAGGCTACGGCAAAGCAGTAAATAGATTTGACTTTTCAGCCAGAAACAAGGCCAGAAATAATCCACAACAGGCATAATTTTTACCGATTGTATAAATAAAAGCAGGTCCATAGAGACCATTTAACTTTAAAGGAAATTATCATGGCAGTATTTACAAAAACAAACGGAACCACACAACCAGTATTTGCACTGGACGTAGCCAATGGTTCAATTGCAGGAACAGCAAACGTTGCGGCCCAAGGCCCAGTGATGTTGTCTGGTCCACAACTGCAATTCTTCTCATTGACAGCCAACGCTGCACTTACCAATGCTGGTAACGTCAACGGTTATTTGAACAATGTGTTGCAAGCAGTTCAACAAACCAGCACAATTGCTTTTTATCAAGCAGGTGCAACAGCTGGCACAATCAACTTGGCTATCTACCCAGCCGGTGCTTTCACCACAGCTACTTTGGTTGCCGCTGCTCAAGCAGCCAACGCCACAGGTGGTTTGAACATTGGTATCCCAACTGGCAACGTCAGCGCAACAGCAAGTTTCACTAACCTGTAATTAGTTTAGTTCCAACGCAACCCTGGACGTAAAAAATCCAGGGTTTCTTTTTGGCCGTAAATATGCACACTATGAAAGTCTTGTGCCGCACCCTTTTTGA